GCGATTGTGGCAACGCGCTTGCGATAAGCTCCTGATTATTTACGTATGTTTCAACAATACGCTTTATAGACCCCGTGCTCATTCGCTCAACTCCGAAGTGTACATGTACTGAGCATTGCTTATCTATCTGCCCGCCACAGTCCGCGATTGTATTCATAACTTCAACGGCTTGCATAAGTCCGCGTTCGCCTTTTAGAATAGGACTGATTAATTCCATAGGCTCCAAATCACCTCTGCGCGATAATGAGCCGTCACCCGTGATTTTCCACTTGGTGGCGTATTTGTTGTGGTTGTGGGGATAACCGCGCACGTCACTACCAATAATAGCACTACCAAAACGCTCATTAAAACAATCTCTAAATATACGACGGGCGCTATCTCTGTAATCGTCTGAGCGTACTTTAAACTCAATCTCTATACCAATAGTCATACCGCGAGCACGTCCACTAGATATTGATACTAGGCGCGCTAGATCCTCGCGTGCAATATCAATAGTGCTTTCAAGGTTCGCTATATCCTCAATTGCTGTTGTGTGTTGTACTCCCGTTAATGTATCAAGTTCTGCGGTTATTGTGTCACGTTGTGCGGTGAGTTCTGCAATACGGTTAACGCGTTGCTGTATGTTATACAGTTCGTTGTTTATATCGCTAGCGCTGTGCGTTGCTAGCAATGTTGTTAATGTTTCGTTTAATATAGTCATTTTGTTTATTCCTTATAACTTATTGATATTACACCATTTTTTGGGGTTTTTCTAGGTAACGCGTGGCGTGTTTCGCTTTATTCATGCTATGAATGATACTCTATATACACACTTGGTAAAAACTATTTACTATATATACTTTAAATCGACCACAATTGGCGCGTTTCAACCGACCTATAACCCGCGCCACGTATGGCTTGTAGCCGTTCACCTTATATTGTAAATTAAAACGCGAGCGCCCTTTTGCGGGCATGTATTGGCGCGCGTCACAGTGTCACTTGTTACCTGTGGATAATCGCGCCTTAGTTACCTGTTAACGGCTACTTTAAATCGACAGGCTGTATTGATACCGACGGCGCATAAAACACCGCGTTTGGGCATGTATTGGCGCGTATTGCGTGACATTAAAGGCGGGTAGTACTTTAAATCGACGCCGGACACGCGCCCCACCCCCCCTACACAGCACCGAGGAGTCCCAGTCACTTTTCCGGGTTATCCGCGCGAAAATTTCAATTCTAGAAATATCAAGTGTGTAATTAGGGTATAATAGGAAAAATACCGCAGTTCAAGAAACACAAGTGTGTAATAAGCCTCAAGTGAATTGTAAATCGTAATTTACTGTGCTAAACTAAGCTTTCACATTAAAACGTGCACCCAAGGAGAAACATGGCATCTAGAAAAAAATTTGTAGCGAGTCTGCTAGCAATCAACTATCCAAATTACAATCCAGTGCTTGCAATGGCAGAGCTGGCAATGAATGAAGACATCGATATAAAGGACAGAATACAATGCCATAAGGAAGTAGCCGCGTATTGCTTTCCGAAGATGAAGTCCGAAGAAGTAAGAGACGACGGAGCGGAGCAGATATCCAAGGACGAGGTAATAAAACGCCTCCAAGCGCTAGAAGGTAAGCAAGTATCTCCAGTATTAGACATTGACTCTGTAGAAGACGGGGAAGAACTCCCTTTCGGTGACACGGACTTCAAATGAATAACGACCCGTTCTCATCAGAATCAGTACTAGACTATGAATCGTTAACTGAGCCTCAATTAAGAGAAGCACTCTATTTAAAGGAGGACTTAGTACATCGTGAGCATATGAAGGTCTGTCGCGAGGACTTCATCGAGTTTTGTAAATATATGGACCCGAACTTCATGGTGGGTAACCATCACAAAATAATGGGCCAAGCCTTTAATAAAATCGTACATGAGAATAACAAGCGGATTATCATCAATATGCCTCCTAGGCATGGTAAATCCTACCTAACTTCACAGTATTTACCTGCATTCTTCATCGGAAACTACCCTAAAGCTCAGTTAATGAACATTGCGAACGTAGCGGAGCTCGCGGTTAAGTTCGGACGACAGGTGAAGGATGTAATCGGCTCAGACAAGTTCAAAGACGTATTTCCAGGGATTGAAGTGCGTTCTGACTCCAAATCAGCGGGTCGCTGGCAGATTAACCAGGGTGGCGAGTCATTCTCAGCTGGTGTGGGAAGCTCGGTTACTGGTCGTGGTGCAAATCTACTCATTATTGATGACCCGTTCACTGAATCGTGCGTCGCTCAGCCTAAAGTATTTGATGATGTATGGGAATACTACCTAGCTGGACCAAGACAGCGTTTAATGCCAGGGGGAAACATCCTAGTCGTACAAACTAGGTGGTCTGTAAAGGACTTAACAGGTAGATTACTCCGAGAACAGTCAAAAAACCCTAAAGCAGACCAGTGGGAGGTCATTGAGTTCCCTGCAGTGCTGCCAAAGTCAGGAAAACCACTGTGGCCAGAGTTCTGGACTGCCGAAGCACTCGAAAAGGTTAAAAACTCACTAGACGCGCGACACTGGAACTCTGAATGGCTACAAAACCCAACCGCTACTGAAGGCGCAATCGTTAAAAAAGAGTGGTGGATGGAATGGCCGTCACAAACACCCCCTTCTTGCTCCTACATAATACAATCGTACGACACCGCATACTCAAAAAGAGAAACGGCAGACTACTCAGTTGTCTCAACATGGGGTGTATTCTATCCAGAAGGTGATTATGAGCGTAAAAGTGGCGAGAAAAGGTCATATGACGGTAGAGAAGCACATGTAATCCTGTTAGACGTAGTTAGAGACCGGTTCGAGTTCCCAGAACTCAAGGACGAAGCCTACCGCCTGTATTCATACTGGAAGCCCGACACAGTAGTCGTGGAAGCTAAAGGCTCAGGAGGACCGCTTGCCCAAGAGATGCGCGCCAGAGGCATACCCGTACAAGAGTACTCCCCAGGCAAGAGAAAAGGGGGAGGTGGACAAGACAAGATAACTAGACTACACTCTGTAAGCGACTTTTTTCGCTCTGGCATGGTATGGGCACCAGACGAGCTATGGTCAAGGGAGATGATTGACGAGGTACAGGCGTTTCCTGCTGGTGACCACGATGACCAAGTAGATTCGATGACGATGGCATTGATGCGATTCCGGGAGGGCAACTTCCTACAGCTCAACTCCGACGAGGACCCGTCAGCGGAATGGCGCCCACGTAGAAAAATGAAGTACTATTAGGTACAATACCTCCATCCAAACCACACATATCTAAGCATGGGAAGTATAGCAGACAACATTAAAGCGTACGGTATAGGCCAGATAGACCACGAAAACTACCTAAAAAGAGAACTAGTTGGCGAAGATACTGGTGAAGATACTAAATACGGCAAGCGGATATATCTAACTCCAGAAGGTGAGAGGGTGTCGGAACTAACCGCTACATTTCCTATGGACGGCGGGTGGGTAGCAGCCGCTAGTGTCATAGACGGAAAGAGATACGACGAAGACGAATTAAGCGAGCTGTATCGCAATGGCGCTATCCCAGCGATAGGCACATACGAAAGCCCAGAACAAGCGACAAACGCTATGAAACAGCGTAGCGCTCGTATGGAAGACAACTATATAAAGAATAACCTGCTGCAAGAAGATTACTCCTGGCTAGATGAAACAGGAAAAGACCTACATCGAGGGGTGACTAGCTTCGCGGAAGACGTATCAGGATTCACCTTACTTAATAGATATACCGACATAGATACTGAAATAACTGAGCTAGAGAAGCAATCTGTAGAGAAGCAGAGCACCGGCCAGACCCACCCTGTACTAAATTTCTTCATGGGGGAAGAAACCCAGGCAGGGGCTTTAGGAGGCAGCGAGCAATACAATTATCTAGAGAGCCTTAAAGAAGAAAAACAAAACGTACTGATGGATTTAATGAACAGTATGGCGGGCTTTGAGCAGTACAAGAAGGAAATAGGGGATATACATCCTGAGGTAAAGGAGCAGTACAGTAAGATTAGGAGCGAGGGATTCGGGGACTCACTATCCTCTTGGTTTGAGAACCCTAAAGCATTGTCTAATGTAGTAGCAAACTCCTTAGGGGAGTTTTCACCTGCGCTAACTTTGGCAGTAGCTACAAGAGGAAAGTCTCTACCTGCCTCAGTAGCGGTTACAGCTACAGGCTCATATGTAATTGAGTACTCTAATACTATAAGACAGGGACTACAGGAGGCAGGGGTAGATATAACTAATGCAGAAGCTATTAAAAAGGCATTTACAGACCCTGAACTAATAGCAAAACTCCAAGAAGAGGCAGAAAAACGAGGCATTCCAATCGCTATATTTGACGCGCTATCTATGGGACTGGCGGGTAAGTTTTATACCAAAGTAAGAACAGCTACTGGGAGCCAAGTCTTAAATAAAGTAGCGGGTGGTGCAGGTGAGATAATAGCACAGGGCGCATTAGGAGGTATGGGCGAGGTAGGCGCGCAACTAAATGTAGATGGTGAGATTACCAGTATGAAAGAAGTAACTGGTGAGATAGTGGGTGAGGGCCCTGTAGGCGTAATAGAATCAACAGCAGGCGCATACTTCGATACACCAGCGCGTATTCTAGCTAACTCAATGCAAGCTCAGGTAGATAGTACGCAGATTAATCAAGACGCGCTACAACAACGAGCTGTTGACTTACTTAAACCTGTTACTGAAGTAGGTACAGAGAGCGGAGCTCCTACTGTACAAGAGCAAGGTGTTGAGTTTGCTACTTATGATGAACGTATAAAATATTTTAAAGGTGTGGCAAACGCACAGAGGAACAAAGGTAAGGGCGACCCTGAGAGTTTGATGCTTAGAGCAC